ATATAAACACTCTACTAGTAAGTAAATCTTTACTGTAGTAAATACGATACCGTAAATGACCCAAAGGGGCCGCTTCCATGCCATCAGTGCCTGGCCAATCCTCGTTCACACTGGCGCGAGTCTTTTCAATGTAGAAATCCTGCATACGCTGTATGGCACGAGGATTGCCCCAAAATGCATTTTGCTCACACCATGCCATTGTACGGTCCAGCATTTCTGTTGTGATTTCATTGTTCATAGTTCAACTCCGAAATGTTCTTTAATAGTTTCTACTGATTGTGTTAGCCCATCATCATACCCGATGTCATAAACATCGGTTCCATATTCATCTACTTTAACTGATTCGATTTCTGCAATACATTCCCGCACAATCAACTCGGCAAACTTTTCCTTATCGAAGATCGATGAATCATTCTGTCGATCATAGATATAAGACTTTTCAACAAGTTCTCGAATTCGTTTGTTCATTGTTAATCCAGTTGATATAACCGCCATTGGTGTCACTCCATGGGCAGTATTTTTCCCACAATCCAATAGACTCGGCCCCCGGGGATAGTCGCATAGCCTTATCCACGGCAGAGCGAGTCACATATCCTTTAAGAGACCAGATATGATTTTTTAACAATGTTTCAAGTTCGGTCATTCTTCATCTCCGTAAAAATGTTGTTTAATCTGAGCACCACTATTTGTAGCACCTCCCCACATGCCTTCATGTAGCATACGCCCTGCATCAGTTACAAATTTGCTTTTAGCCATGTCATCAGCATCTGAGGCAACTTTTTCACATTGGGCGATACATTCAGTCACAATCAACTGGGCGAACTTTTCAACAAACTCTTTGGGTATTTTAATGTTGTTGATGCTACCGTTATTTGCTTCATTAAAAGCCTGTTCAGCCAGTAGTTTAATTCGTTCGTTCATTCTTCAACCTCCAAAATGTTTGATGATTAGATTAAGTGCGGCAATGGTTGCCCAGTTACCTGTAACATCTTCTGGTTGCATCCAAACACCATCGGGATTATCACTAGTATGGGGATTCTTTCGCCATTCGGCAAGCTCTTTTGTAAGGTAATTACGATAATCTTTCAAGTTTAGCAGGGTGATACGATCTGCTGTTTCCCCGTCTAGGGTGATAGGTCCAATACGTTTGTTCATTTTTCAACTCCTCGTAATCTTTCAAGTTCATCCGCTGCCTCATCCAACAGGTCTGCAAGCCGATCCGGCTTGCCCTCTTGCACACTTTTTCGTCCTGCAATCTGTCGGCGAATCTCTGCACGTTTGCGTAAACGATATACAAGGCTCTGCTCTGTTACAGGAAAATCAATTGGATTATCTGTATTGGTATGGTGTAGATTCATTTTTAATCCAAAAGTTAAATCATATTGCTATGATAGCATTATTTGATTTTGAAGTCAATTTTTTTGGTCTAAGTTACCAAGATGTTTAATAAATTTAAACAAATCTTTTTTATGTTTAGGTTGCCAAAATGTTCCAGCAGGACCGCAATAGTTGAGAAGAGGGGCATCTAATCTAAATTCACTACACCTTTTGTATTCAATACTAAGTGTAGTACCTCCTATTACTAAATCAGTATTAGATTTTTCAGTAAATGATTTCCGACATTTATATTCAATACCAGACCCCCAATATAATACACTTGAAAAGTTACGAAAACTATGTTTACAATCTTTACACAATACAGTGTCCATTATTACTCCTATATTAATCGTCAATTGCTCTACGAAATAAAATTTCTTGTCGGGAAAATGCATCTAATTCCCATGGCATATTTAAATATTTTGTTTTTTTAGTATATTTCTTGCCTCTCCAAATGTTAACTCCATTGCCCATTGGCTTTAACATACCTTTTGCTAATTGTCTAACGTGAACCATTTCATGTGCCAATGTTAACCCAATACTTTTTAAAGAGGCAGGTTTAATTGAAATGACATAAGAATCAAGTGCATCAATATTAACAGTACATCCCATATTATTAGTTTTGTTATCTTCAACAATAACTAATACTGCTTTTTTACTATTTAACAAACCCAATTGTTCAATCATCGAGGGCATAATTGCACCTAGAAATTTTCTACGCAAATGACTTGCGGCTTCAATTTTGAATTCCATAATAGTTACTATTACTTAAAGGTATTTAATACTGGATTAAACTGTTTAATCAATTCAGTTTCACGGGCATGAGCCGGACGCTTGCCACGAATAACTTCTACTAAACCGTATGTAAATGCTTCGGGGCCAAATGTCCGCAATGCATTACACATACCCCATGATTTAGTTTCAGTCAATGCTCGTTGGGTATGCTTTTGCATACGGCGATGTAGTGTCTTTTTAATAGAGCCGGATCCGTTAATACCGGTCAGCCCGATATATTGTTCGCCGGTCAAAATATTAGATACACAATAAATTAAGTGATTACGATCAGTCCGGCGTTTACGTATTTTCGTGTTCATGTATGAATTATAACACAAGTTGAATTTATTGTCAACCGAAATAATCCAGTTTAATCCAGTGTTTATTCCAGTATCCCGGTGTTGTTTTTTAACAACATTTGACTGAAAACCTCGTTTAGTACCGATTGTTGTTTATTTACAACATCTATTTCCCATGGTAAAAGTGAGTACTCACTATTATTAAGTTTATTTGGCTGTGATAATTTATAAATTTTGTTATTCCAAACACAGGTTCCGTTACTTTTTAATTGTAGTTTGTTTGTATGAATTTGATGTACATGAATCAATTCATGTACAATTGGAATTATTATTTCTCGTTCAGTTAGTACACTATTAATTCTAATACGATTTTTAAATCTACTATCTAACATAGTTTCTCCGTACACTGAATCACTCATAGTAATAAATTCTATTTCTAATGAGTCAGGTAAGGTAATAATTTTAAATACTGAATCGCATAGTTGTTTGGCAACAAGTTCTTTTTTAATAGAATAGTTGTTATCTTGATATATAAATTGTATAAGCACAAGATTTACCGTTGTCTTACATATTCATAGTTAATAGTTTCTAAATTTTCTCTAAGAATAATCGCACCGTTTTTTAAATGAAATCTGCGAGCCATCGTAGTTTTCGGACTAAGTGTCACAAATCTATTAATATTAGGATATTGGTCAAATATACACTTAACCGTTTGATTAAGTAATTCCACACCCTTGCCTGCTTTGTAACTCCAAATAGTATAAAATACCGCAGTGGTGGGGTCTATTGAAAAATTACTTAGACCTTCTACCGTTTCTGGGACAAAATCATGAAAACTAATACACACCATTGCATCAGGTTTATTATCTTCAACTAATGCAGCAACTATTCTACCGTTAGTAACTCTAAAATCAGCTGAGATTTCAGGTCTTACGGGGTCATCTTTTATAAAATCTAATAGTGTGTGTGAAATGTCTTTAATAAATTGTAGCATAGTATCCGTATTTATGCTACGATATATGTAAGTATTATTACATGATGGTTTTAAACATACCAAATATCTTTGAAGCCTTCTTCTATAGTAGGTTCTTCCCAATTATCAATCATTGACTGTACTACATGTTTTGGCACTATTTTGCCAGGCCTATTATTTAATCTAAATTCTAACTCTTTAGTAGCAGGGGGTTTAAACACTACTGCAATTGCGTGATAATCAGGTAACATTAGAAACTTTTTCTTACGGCTTTTAATTGTAGTAGAAGTCTGATCCCAAATTATATCTCTATTTAATTCTCGTGCTCTTACAACTTGTTGAATCATTAGATCAATTGCTTCAGGCATGTAATCCGTAAACACTTCGGAATAAGTCTTGCCTTGGAATCTAGCATAATCTTCTACAAACGCATCTGTAGAAACTACTGTTAGTCCTAATGCCCAGTCTTGGTCCTTAATCCAAGTGCTTTTACCTGAACAAGGAATGCCAACCAACATATATAATTTAGGCATGTCTTAATTAATAGATATCTATTTTATTAAGATATTCACGACCCACTAGCCCTTTTTCAATTTCCATTAAGGCAGTAACAATTGGACCGGCTTTGTTAGAATTAAGTTTTGGCAAATGTCCTCGTTTTAATTCACGTACTCTTGCAGATGCAATAAGCACCAAATCAAATCTATTACCAACCGCTAAAGCGGCTTCCTCACTAGTATATCTTGCTCGGCTTTCATTCATACGTTATCTCCTGTTAAAAACATTGCAGTATAAGTTTTTGATTAAGTTCAATCTTGAGGTAATTGTCCAGGAACAAATTTATTACCCTTTTCTCTAGCAGGTTTAAGTTCACTTTCTAAGTGTGCCTGGATCATCATGCGTTTGAAAGCATAACTTTGTTCTTTATCAGTAAAGCCGATTAACGCTCTAATTGTTTTAGTACGTTTTGGCATTTTAAATGTGCTTTTTGGTTTCATTTTTTTCCTTGTTAAATGTTTGGTGCGAGAGGAGGGACTCGAACCCTCAATCCCTTTCGGGCGACAGATTTTAAGTCTGTAGTGTATACCATTCCACCACTCTCGCAATTATTATACTGTCTTTTAAACATGTTACGCTGTATTATACATGGATTTATAATTATTGTCAAGAAATCATTAATAAATACTCAAATGTTGACGCCCAAAGAACGAATTCCAAATTATTTGCGCCGTCGAGTAATAGAACGTGACGGGATACATTGTGTTTATTGTGATGATGATTTGACTGATAAAGAGGTTCATATGGACCATGTTATTGCTGAATCTAAAGGCGGGCAAACCACATATGACAACTTACAAGTAACTTGTAGAAAATGTAATCTTGCCAAAGGTGTGCTAACGGAATCAGAATTTACTGACCGATTAAGAACCCGGGCAATGAATATTTTAAATAGAATTGGAAGCGAAAAGTAAATTTGCATATGTTTATGGTCAGCCCACCCTGACTCGAACAGGGACTATAAATTTAGAAGAATTATGTGATATCCAGTTTCACTATAGGCTGAAATTGTTGTATTATCCGATAAACCAATATCGGATAACTTTCTGATTTGTCTTTATTGTAACATAATATTGAGTTATTGTCAATCTACATTAACCAAATCCTAGAATTTTTTGGTACACCTGACAACAAATAATCCATCTGGTCAGATAGAATATTTCTATTTTGTAAAATCATATTTTCAAAATGTGTTGGCACATACGGTACATATAATAATTCCATTCGTGCTTCTTTCAATGTCTTATGACCTTTTTTACTGTTGCAATTTTTACATGCTGAAACTACATTAGTCCAAACATTTGCCCCACCTAAGAATTTAGGAACAATATGATCTCTACTTAAATGATTAAAATTTGTAAAATGTCCTCCACAGTATGCACAAATATTTCGGTCACGCCCAAATAGTGTTTTATTAGTTAACGCTACAGTAGAATGTTTGTATGGATTGAATCCATGTCCTTTAATTGCAATAATACTAGAAGTTTCCAAATAACTAGGAGTGCCATCTTTTTGTGTGCCTCCACGATATTTAGCCACAATTTCGCCCAAACTCCAGGCTACGGCTTTTTTTGCCTGATAGGTAATTGCATCATCGTGTGAGATCCATTGTCTTGGAACTCCCGAAACGTCTAGTGCTAATACTGTCATTTTTATACTCCTGTAAAATAATATTTACTACATTTTATTGTAGTGGTAAAAATAGGGCTATAAGCCCTATTGCTGGTTACGAGTTCCAGCACTACCTTATCTTGTAGCCGGTTTAATAAAGTCCTAATTTTTTCCAATCAGTACGAATCTTATTTTTTACTGTTAGTGGCAAGGCTACATAATCTAAATCATCTGCAGCTTGATCACCATTGGTAAATGCCCAATCAAAAAATGCTAAACTTGTTTTAACTGATTCTGGTTTATCAGATTTTAAATGTACAAGAATAAATGTAGCACCAGAAATTGGCCATGCGTTTTTGTCAGATTGATTAGTTAAAATATGATAATATGTTTTGTTCCAATCAGCCCCAGATGCGGCTGCTTTAAAAGAATCTTCTGTTGGACTAATCCAATTGCCTGCAGAGTTTTGAACTTGCACTGCATTCATTTTATTTTGTTTAACATATGCATATTCAACATATCCAATACTATTGGGAATTTTAGCAACAAAAGCAGCAACACCTTCATTAC